GATCGATGACCATATTATGGATTATTCTGTTTAGTTGTGTGGGATTAATTATTGGGGGCTTATTGGGAACGTCCAAAAGGGCAGATCTTGTGAATGAGGTGAGGATATTGAGGATTAAACTCTTTAAGGCGGAGGAAGATATATCCGAATGCAAGCGACACAATGTAAAATTGGCAAACGCAAGAGAAAATATGTCCAATATGCAGAGCGGGAAATTCTTGACCTGATTGAGTTAAATATAGGAACAAGTTTAAATTTATCAAAATTATCAAGGGGACAGATAATTAGTCTAAGGGAAATTGCTAAAAGAGGGGCTAAATGGAGGAATAAAATGAAGAAGAGTGCGAAAGAATTGGGTATCGAAATAGAGGAGGGGTTATGATACCATCAAGAAGAGTTAGAAAGTGTATAGAAAAAATAGAACGATTCAATGAACAGGAAGGCTGGCTTGCGGCTAAGGATTCAAGGCTATATGATTCCTGGCTGGCTTTTCAAGGGGCATTTTATAGAATTTATGCTTTTCCCCCAAGGAAGCCGATAATCTATAAACTACTTAAGAAGAATGAGCCACCACCCAATAACGCTTAAGCGCAACAAAGACATCAAGAGGGATTTTAAGGAGATGTATAGAGATTATAAAAACGGTAATATCTATGTCGAGAATATCCTTGAAACTTTATCGGACAAATATCAGCTTTCAGTCAAAACTATCAAGAAAATCATCTATCCCATAAGTAACTAACAATCAATAACAACGCCTTAAAAGAGCCTTATTACCGCCTTGTTTGAGCCTTGTTTGGGCTTGCGGACTCAGGAAGGTATATTTATTTTAGGTTATGGCTAAACGCGGACCCAAACCAATCAAGATTAAATGGAAGGAGTTCGACAAACTTTGCGCAATGCAATGCACTCTCTCTGAAATTGCTGCGTGGTTTGAATGTAGTGAGGATACAATTGAGCGGAGAGTGAAAAAATCCAAGAAGATGAAATTTGCGGATTATTATGCGCAAAAGAAGGAAAAGGGGTTTGTCGCGCTAAGGCGTCTTCAATGGCAAAAGGCAAAGAAAGGAAGTAATATAATGCTTATCTGGTTAGGGAAGCAATGGCTTGACCAACGAGATAAAAAAGACATTGAACATTCAGGTTATATTAATGACCACGAGAAGGTTGTGGTAGAGGAAGTTGTAGTGAATCAGCAAGACGAGAAAGGATAATGTGGATAATCTTAATCCTGTTGGCATTTTCAATGGCTAAAGAATTAAGACTGACAATATCCTCAACCTTCAAGCCTTTACTGACTAATCAATACAGATATTTAAATCTTGTCGGTGGAAAGGGTTCGGGCAAGAGTGAATTTGTAGCCCGGAAGATGTTATATCGTTGTTGGGTAGAGGGCAATCATAAATTCCTTGTCCTCAGGAAAGTGAGGGCAACTACATACGATTCGGTTATTGAAGTTTGGCAAAAAATGTTAGATGAGCAGAAGGTTAAATATAGTTATAGAAAATTTGATAGGACAATCTCATTTAGAAATTCAAACAGGCAGAAAAATATTATCAAGTTCGATGGGCTTGATGATCCCGAGAAGATTGAATCAATTAAGGGAATCACCGGGATCCACATGGAGGAGTTGACTGAGTTTACCTCTAAGGATTTTAGAATTGTTGATTTAGCGTTAAGAGAACAATTATCAGATTACGAGCAGATTATAGGGACATATAACCCCGACGAGGGCGAAGCCGAATGGATCAAGAATAAATTCTTCTTAAATGATAAGATAAAGACTGGTCCGGGGAAGATGGAAGATTCATACATCCACCACTCTACAATTGCGGATAATCCCATTGCAGATATAAGAAATTCATATAGGAGAATCTTAGACCGTCTTGAAGATGAGGTTTATATCTCAATTTACAAGCATGGTCAATGGGCTGTTCCCAAAGAGAAAATTTATAACTGGGATATAGTCGATCTTCCCGACATTAAATTTGATGAAATATTTTATGGTGGGGATTTTGGATACAGTATTAACCCCGCTGCGTTTATTAAAATATACCACAAAGCGAACGAATATTGGGTTAAGGAACTAATTTACGAGACTGGGCTGACTAACATTGCATTAGGGGAGAAAATCAAGGGACTAAAAGAGGTTAATCTTCTTGACCCGCAGTATTGGGATTCAGCAGAGCCTAAATCAATTCAAGAATTGTATGAGATGGGGATAAATGCTTTGCCATCAGATAAGGGACCCGATTCGGTTAAGCATGGGATTGACTTCTTAAAAGAGCAAATAATTCACATTGTTAGCGGGTCTGAAAACATAAAAAAAGAACGCAATAAATATAAAATGAGGCAGGATAAGAACGGGAACATACTCAACAAACCAGTTGAATATATGAACCATGCTATGGATGCAATTAGATATGGGATTTGCACACACTCCCATAATAATGTAGAACCTTTTGTAATAATCGGAGGATAAATGCCTAATATATTTGAAAAAGTATTCAGGAAGAGACTAAGAATAACGGAGACTGAGAGTGTTCCGTACGTTATTACCACATCCAAGCGAGGGCTAACATCACAGGATAAGGTAACCGATTATGTTGCACAGTGGAAAAATCATCATATTTACAGGGCAATTGATTTTACTGCAAAGTCAATGCAAAAGGTCAAATGGTATTTAGAGCAGGATGGAGAACCTCTCCCGGAGAAGAATAAGTATGCGAAGAAATATTATCAACTATTAAAGAAACCTTTTGAGAAATGCACCTGGAGACAGTTAATATATTTATGGGTTTGTTCTCTTGAGGCAACTGGGAACACATATCTACTTAAGTTTGGAGACAGCCTTAGACCAGAGAAGCTGTATTTTATCCCACCTGATAAAACGAAGATTATTGTTACAGATACTAACCCCATTGCCGGATATCAGCTCAATATAAACAGTGCGCTAAAGAATTTTGTCCCGGATGTGATTATTCACTCAAAATATCCTAACCTTGCAGACCCGCAGGGTTATGGGATTGGACCATTTCAGGCTGCACTTGGGCAGTACAATAATTATGAATATGTTACGGATTATGCCAATATTCTTCTCCAGAACATTGGCGTTCCTCCCATTGTATTAGAATGGGGAAAGACGCCAGAGCAAACACAGAGGATGGTTTCCCTATGGATTGAGAATTGGAGTGGATATAAAAATGCAGGTAAAACGTCGGGTGTCCCAGAGGGAACTAATATCCACAGATTTGCTTTCTCTCCATCGGAGATTAATTTTACAGGTATTCAAGAGGCAGGAGAAAAGAGCTTATATAAAATCTTTGGAGTCCCCCGTGTTTTAATCGACCCTGAAAATGCGACTTATGCTAATGCTTATCAAGCAAGGCTTTCATTCTATGAAAATAAGCAACTGCCCATTGCAGAGGATATTGCAGAGACCATTACAGAATATTTAATTTTAGAACCTTCCATCTCATTTAAGTTTGCAATGGAACTGCCCAAAGACCCCGCCATGGAGATGAAGAGAGAAAGAATGTATCTTGAGATGAATGTTATGTCTCCTAACCAGTCCAGAGGTAACCACGGATGGTTCCCATATAATGGTGGTGATGATGTGTATAGAAGTTTAGGTGAAGTGCCGGTTGCAACTATTCAGGAGAAGAAGGGGAAGAAGTCCGCACCTAATATAAAAGTCTATAGACCTAAAGTAATCGGGATACGCTCATGGAAAACTTTCTATCAATGGCAGAATGCAGTCGAGAAGAGATTTGCGAAAGAGGTTGATAAGTATTTCTCATGGGTGGGTAAAGAAGTATCAAAGAATTTAAGGAAGTTAAGTCCTAAAGGATTTGATGACCCTACGCTATCGGATATGGTTATACTCTCTTATATCATTCTTACCGATAAAATGAAAGAGCAGTTCAACCCATACATTATAGAATCTATTGAGAAGGCATTTACTCAGAAAATGTCCGAATTAGGTGGAGATGTCAGCAGGATGAATATAGAAGAATATATAAAGCAGTATATCAACAATCTTGAAAAAACATGGAAGGGAATTGCTGAAACAGATATTAAACAGTTAAAGAAATTGCTTTCAGAGGGAATGGAACAGGATATGACAATGAATGAAATGTCAAGATATGTAAATGCGAAATATGACCCTCTCAGTCCTGATTACATGAATAAACATAGAGCAATGACAATTTCAAGAACCGAAACGGGAGGAGCAGCGAATAAGACATCTCACGATACTATTGATGTATCAGGTATAATGTGGCGAAGTTGGTTTTCCGCTCTCACGGAAGCATCGAGAGAGGCGCATGTGGCTGCTCATGGTCAAGTCAAACCAGTCAAAGAACCCTTTATTGTCGGTGGAGAGCCTTTAATGTATCCAGGAGATAGGAACGGCTCAGCCAGCAATGTAATTAATTGCCTCTGCATTGAAGTGCCAGAAGAGGCATTGGAGGTATAAATGGCAAAACTATTAAAAGATTATCTTAAGGAATGTGGACCTAAACTTGGGATAGATCCAGAACTTGAATTTAAAAATGCAGTTAAGAGATATGGGGAAGATACCGCAAACAAGGCAATGGTTTTCGATAGTTTGATTTCTATAGAGAAGAAAGAGTTAGATGAGGATGAACCGATTGTTGATGTAACTGTGGAAATTCCCGATAGGAGTAGAGAAGTTTTACTTGTTTCTGGTGCAAGATTAGCGAATTATCGAAAGAATCCAATTATGCTTTCTGGCCATAGATATGCACCTGAATTTACTATCGGGGGTTCGAGATGGATTAAACCGGGAAAGACGAATTGGAAAGGAAAGGAAGTCAATAGTCTTAAGGCTAAGACATGGTTTGCTTCAACACCGTTTGCACAAGACCATAAAACACTTATTAAAGAAAGGGCATTGAGGGCATTTTCGCACACCTTTGTTCCCTTTGAGTTTATTGATGATGAGGATTCGATAAAGGAGTTAGGCTTTAAGGCTAAGGATGTTAATAGAATATATACCGATTATGAAATATTAGAACTTGGCCCCGTTACCATTCCCGATAATCCTGCTGCACTTGTATCACAGAAAGGAGCAGTCGAGTCGGATTATTTCAAGAATATGATTAGGGGATATGAAGGTGAGGAGGATAATGAAGAGTATGAAACCGAAGCAGTATCGGAAGAACCTTACGATAAGGATACAGATACATCCATAGAATCTATGCTAATTGCATCAACGAAGTTCGCTGGTTCACCCAAAAATAAATATGGAACACATAGTTCCAAGGGATTCAAAGGGAATTATGCAGCAGCTTGGAGATGTCATTTCTCTAAAATTGGAGGAGGTGGACTATCGGGAACTGCATCAGGTCCAATTCGGGGGACAGTGAGAAGGACAGAGATGATTGCAGCTGTAATGAAACCTCCTTGCTCATTACCAAAGACAGAATCAATTGGAGCAAGACAAGGACCTAAAAGTCCCTTAAAATGCACCTTCCCAGAAAAGCCATCGGATTATGGGTTATCGAGTTGGGCAAAGCCTGGGGATGACAATTTAAAACAAGAAGATATCAGGTTAACCTGTAAGGATTTAGCAGTTATTAAAAAAGCTGCACTTGCAGAAATAAAGAGAAGAGCAGCGGACAGGGAAAAGGAAGAAGATGGCAAAAAAGATTTAATTAAGGAAGAGACTAATTCGATATGGGCTGAGATAAATGCTATTAAGACGGAATTAGTTGAGATAAAGGCAATTATTAAGGGAAAGAAAGGTCAGGAGTGGAACGAAAGTAGCTCTGGAGACCTACCCGAAAAGGAAATTGCCAAGGTCATTACTGACAAACTTAGTGATGTCCTGAAGTTTGGAATGGAAGAACTAACCAAACCGGAGGTATAGATGAGGAAACTTGTTTTATTTTTCATGGTTGTGGCAATATGTCTATTCGCAAGAACAGGGACTCTCGCGTCTTATTTCGGCAGTGTTGATATTGCATCTTCAGATAGTGTAGCTACTACTGCCGCAGATACTACAATAGTTGACCTTGATACCTTACTGGCACAGTATGTCGGTTCGGGAGACTTAAAGGCAAACTGTAAACTTGTTTATAAGGCATTTTCCACAGCTGGAGCCGTAAAAGTCAAAATTACATGGGAGCCATCCATAGATGGTAGCACCTGGCTTACTGCATCTGTTATACAAGATAGTTTAAAAACTGAAACCTGGAAGATAGATAGCTTACCTACAAACGCATCTTATTTTAAGTGGGCTCGAATTATAACCGTTGGATTAACGGGTAATAGTGCAGATGCAGCTTATTGGTTTAGTATATCATATCAGAAGGTAGAATAGGAGGGTTAATATGACCATAAAAGAACTTATAGAGAAAAAGTTTAAGGAACTTTCAGACCAGGGGATGGAGGAAAAGATAGCCTATGAATCTCTCGTTGCGGAGTATGGTCTTGATGAAAAGCACATCAAGGAAATACTCGAAGGGAAAAGCGCTCTCTCTAAAGAGATGAAAGCTGAGATTGAGAATACGGTTGTTGAGACAGTTGGACCTCTTTTTAAGGACTTCAAAGATAAAGTTTCGACACTCAACTTTGCACCTGCGAAAGCAGACTGGAGAGTTGAGATGGGAGAGAAGATAAGGAAAACTCTTACCAAAGAGTTGGATTCGATTGTAACAGGTAATAAGGCAATCACCACGACTACAATGGCTGCTATAATCCCCGAAGAATGGATTAAGCACATCTATGAGACTGTCCCAATGTATGGTGCTGCTTTTGAGGCAGGTTTGGCACGAATACCTCTTGCTGAAGTTGTCAATATGGCAAAGCTTGGAACAGATGTAACTCTCGAATATCAAACTGAGAATACTGCACCTTCTGATTCAGCTCCAACTGTAGACGCAAAACCAGTCAACCGTGAAACCTTGATTGGAACGCTCGTAATGTCAAGACAATCCTTGAAATATTCAGCGGTAGAATTGACCAACTATTTCACTCAGAGATTCATCAAGAAATATGCCCGTCACATTGATGAGGAAGTATTTACCGGGACAGCATCAGGCTCTTCAAAATATACGGGTATTACTCAGGCAAGTGGTACCAATTCGGTCATTTTTGCACCTGGAGAAACCAGCTTCAATAATATCAACAGGGATTATCTCATTGATGCAATCCATGCGATTAATGCGAATCATCTTGTTGGTGCAGGTTGGATAACGAATAACCAGACAGTGGGAACAATTCACACGAGATGCGTTACTTCCGCAGGAATGCCTCTCTTTAATTACAACACAAAACAACTGCTTGGTTATCCTGTTCATATCACCTCAGCGCTTCCTGCTACCAGTGCAGCTGATACCGCATTCATAATCTTTGGTAGTGTGAGTGAAGGTGTAGCCTTTGGGGAAGATGGATTTGAGGTAGCATCTGATGCATCGGTGAAATTTGCAGAGAACGCAATCATGCTCAGAGCGGTTGGCGACATAGCCATCTATGTTATTCAACCCGAATTATTCACTATCATCAAAACTTCCGCAACATAGGAGTAATAATGCCTTTCAATGATAAGAGCATTAAGAAACTAAAAAAGGACAGCGAGAAGATAGTTGACAAGATACCCGAAGACAAGAAGAAGGTTGAGGTCAAGATGATTGCTTCAGCTTCTATTGGCAGAGACCAAGAATTTACTGTTGACGGTGGTGAGAAGAAAGACGGTGTCTATGTAGTGAATACGAAAGTGTATAACGAGATTAGACGCTCATGTGTTTTGGTGAGAAAAACAAAATAAAGGGAATAGAAAAGGGGATTGGTACCGATCCCCCCCCTTTATATAGGAGATTTAATTGGCTTGGATAACTAAAACAGATGTAAAAACAATACTCGAAACATCATCTACAGAGCATGATGGTTTAATTGACGAATTGATAAAATTTGTAGAGAATGCTTTTAAGACATTGTCAAATAATCCGATAGATTCAGCGACTCTAACTGAGAAGATTAAGGTTAACAATGGGAATGAGATTGTATTAAGCCGATACCCTGTAACTGCAATCGTGGATTTAGATATAACTGAAGGGGATTACACTCAGAATATAGACTCTGACGATTACATAGTGTATAAAAACGGGGTTATCAAATTTGACAGCAGATTTACCGGGACGGTCTCAATTGAGTATACAGCGGGTTATTCCACTATTCCTGAAAATATCAAAAAGGCTGTAATCTTTGAGGTGATGGATTTGATGAAGCAAAAGGGTAGGTTCGGACTGGCTTCACTTGGCAAGCGTGGAGAGGCAACATCATATAACGACATCCCCTGGCTTAAAATATTCCTTGAGGTTGTAGAACTATACAAGAATCCAGTAGAGAACATGGAGATAATATGAAATTCTTTGCTCGGTTTAAGTTTTTCGATAGGGTTATAAAGAAAAAGGAAGAGAGGATTGAATCTAATCTTCTTAATTCAATGAATTACATTATGGCTCTAATAAAGGGAAGGGCTCAGGCAATGTATCTCTCTGGTCCTTATCCTCACAGACTGAGTCATAAATTCGGTAAGGGAACACTCTGGAAACAAATAGATATCCAATCTCAAAAAGTTTTATACGGAGTAATAGGGAAATTATCAATCGGTCAAATGGCGTGGTATGCTAAGGTATGGGAATCGATTGACCAATATGCTCATCGAAAAGGAAGGGTTTTTAAGTGCGGTCATCCAATGTCAAGGCCTTTTGCCCGACCCGCATATGAAGATATGAAACTCAAAATTAAAAGAGTAATAGGAGAACAAATTGTTAAGGGGTAAAGAGATTCGTGCATGGCTTGATACAAAAATAAGCGCAATTAGTAGCCCTATGGCATTTGCTGAAGTTGTTACGGATTTATTTGTTTCAGAAGAAGATGCAGTTGCTAAATCTGGGACTCCGATTGCTTTTATAGGACCCGTAAGCGAGCATATCCCAATTGAAGGAGCTCATATGTCACACAAGGCTGATGTAGCAGTTGGAATAATTATTAGAGAAGATAATGCAAATGATATAGATGAAATTGTCACGGCAGTTATCAAGGCAATCGAAGCGGACGCATTTCCTATTTATACAAGAGATACAGATTCAATGCCAGGTTATGTCGCATCTTATGATACAGTTCCTTATGCCTTTGGCAGTGAAGGGCCTCTTGAGGGAAAAATGGGAATCGAGATAACGATTCATATTGAATATCATAGCTTATCGTCAGGGAGGTAAAATTGAGTGAAAAAAGATATATAGTTAATGTCGATAAATTTAAGTTTAGAGGCAAATGGCGAAAAAAAGGAGATATTATCAGTATGAATATAGATGAATGTGTCTTCTTTTTACCTTATGTAAAACCATATAAAATAAAAACAAAAAAGGAGGGAAAAGATGGGACTTAGACTCGCAAGGTATGTATTATTAGGCAAGTTAGAACCAATAGCAAGTTATGGTGAGGATCCAACTCCTGTTGTGGCTGATGATGTTATCCAGGCGAGGAACATCACCTTAACCCCAGAATACAATCCTCAAAATATCCCTCGAGGGGATAGAGGATTCTGGTATAAGACACTACCAGGCGCACAGCTCAAGACACTATCTTTTGATGTGCCACTTACAAAAGCACTTGTCAATGCAACTGCTGGAGAGATAACAAAACTCTTAGACGCTTGCGCATATAAGGAAAAAACAGCAGAAGTAAATGAATTCGATACAATCGAAGAGTATAATGCAACCAACAGCTCGATGTATTTCTACTTCTATAATGATGGAATCCTTGAAAAGTTATCCGGCGCCCGAGGGACTGCAACCTTTAGATTGGAAGCAGGCTTAGAGGCTATGGTTCATTTTGAATTCACAGGGCTTTATGTCAGCGGTAGTGCAGTTTCCTGCCCAGAAGTAACAGCATACAAATCTGGAACTATGTATGTAGTGAAGGGAAGCACATTGACATTGGGGGCTAATTATCACTCTTCCTTTGTAGAATTCACCGATGGAAACACACTCACAGCTATTAGAGACGCAAGTGGTGTCGAGGGGATTTATAGGATTGAAGTAGCAAGTGCAAATGCAAGGGGAACGCTTGACACACTCGTTGAGACAGCTAACGCTGCAACCTTAGAGGCTTTGGTTGAGAATGGAACTCCAGCTACGATTACTTATGAGGCTATCCCAGCTGGTGTAGGCGCAGATGACAAAAATCCTGTAATCACCATTGGAGTAATCATCGAGAGTTACACGAGAGTAGAAGAGGGCGGTTATCTCCGGTATTTAATGTCATTTGTCATAACCAGTCTTGATATAGATCTTGAAATAACGGTTATATAATGAAGGAATATTTAGACGGTAAAATCAAACTCAAAGAACCCACTCTGGAAATGATGTGTGAGATTGGAGAGATAATACAGACATATAGTATTCCATCTGTGTTGGCAGGCAGTGGGTTGAAGCATCTTTTAGGAATAATATGTGAAGGTGATGTCGAACTTCTAATGAAAAGCAATCCCAAAGAAAGCAAGCAGATATTACAGGATTTTTTTACCATTTGGAAGCCCTTGGAGTGGATATTCGCCAATACTTCCACCCTGCCAAAATCAAAGAAATCATTGCAAGAACTTCGAGCAGCTTCCAAGAATATAAAGAAACCCTAAATACACGAGTGGAACTTTGGGAGGAATGGATAAATATACAGGCAAAGATAATAAAGAGGAAACCTAATGCCCGGTGATAATATCCTGTTAGAAATAAGAGCCGATATAAAAGACGTAAAGGCTAAGCTCAAGCAAGTAGATTCTGATTTTAAGGGTGCATCTAAGAATGTCGAGGCGCAAACTCAGCGAATGAATTCTGGTTTTAGTAATCTAAAAAGAATGATTGCTGGGGCCTTCACGGTTGCCATATTGTATAAATTCCAACAGGGATTAAAGGACTGTGTTAAGGCGGCACTTGAGCAAGAGACTGCAACCATGTCCTTGCGTTCGATTATGACCAATCTAAAACTGGCAACCGATGACGAGATTGATTCCCTCATTAAATATTCGGAACAATTACAAAAGACAACTACCTTCGGAGATGAGCAAACGCAAGCTGCAATGGCAATGCTTGGGACTTTCCGATTGAATGCCGACCAGATGAGAATAGCAATTCCAAGGTTAATGGATATGTCGGCTGCAATCTCAATGATGGAGGGAAGGGAAGTTAAACTTGTTGAAAGTGCAAAGTTGTTTGGTAAGGCATTGATTGGACAAGTCGGGCAATTGTCAAGATATGGTGTTGTGGTAGATAAGGCTGCAATAGAATCCGATAGGTTCGGTGGAATTGTAAAATCTTTAGACGATAACTTCAAAGGGCAAGCTAAGACATTGGCTGAGACCAAACAAGGAGGTTTGACTCAATTTGGTAACGCAATGGGAGACCTGAAGGAAGCAATTGGAGACGCATTTATTCCCGCTTTGCTGAGTATTGCAGACGCATTAAAACCAATCATCGAGGGGTTTGATAAAACGATTGGTAGAATCGATGAGGTTACAAACGCCTTTATCAAACTCGATGAGGCTCAAAAAGGGATTAATGCTCCAACAATGCTAATATTCTTGAAGGAAAGAATAGCTGGGTTAAAGGAAGAGAGAGATGCATTAGAATCACAGACAGATAGATTGGGTATGAATAAGATAAAAATAGATGAACTCCAAAGCTCCATAGAAACATTACAAGGACAATACGATAAATTGAAGGCAGCGGGTAAGGATATTAAATATGCTCCAACGGATAAAGAGATTGAGAAGATAAAAGAGACTAAAGAAGCAGTTGAAAAAGTTGCACCTCCATTTGATTATTGGGTGGAAATAACAGAGCAATTACATACTGCAAATGAAGCTATTATACTTGACCTGATGGAAATAAATCCAGAAATAAAAACACAAAGCGATTTATTAAAAGATTTAACTTTATCTCAAGATTTAGCAGCAGAATCAGCAGAAGATTGGATAAATTCCTATCAAGACGCTAAAAAAGTTAATGAACAAATAAAACAACAAACCGCTAATATGCAATTAGCTACAGAAGCTGGTCAAATAATGGGTAATGTATTAGCCGATGTTTTTAGTGATTCAGCAGACAAAGCCTATAATTTGGGGGATGCAATACAAGATATATTGCTTGCCCTTGCTCAATTTGCAGCTATGAGTTATCTGCCAGCGCCATTCGGTGGGATTGTATCAGGTTTTGCTGGAGGTTTTTTGGGAGCGCCAGCACCTGGACCAGTCCAACAACCCGCATATTCACAACAGGCTATTACTATTGGGCAAATTAAAGAGGCTCAGACTTTAAGTAAACCCCTATACGGAAGAAGATTTTTAGAAGAAAGTGCAATGCAAAACCTTAATATCGAAAGCATTAGCACTTGGGAGTTATAAATGACCTGGACACTTAAATATTATGACACGGATCACTGGGTAGATATAACCGATTATATTATTGAAATGACTAAATTCAAGTATTCGATGGACAATAGACTACAGGGTTCTCAAATGGTGTTAAATATTGTCCTTGATGAGTCTGCTATTTATGGAGCTGGGAAATACAAGCTAACATTGGGAACAGGTGGGAATGAACATTATTTTCTATATCAGGCGCCTCCCGATGGGATTGAACTTCTTGCGGATAAAAAAGTATCTATAACTTTAATCGATTTCATATTTTATAATTTAGATAAAAGAGACCCTCTGCCAATAAGGGGGATTATTCTCGGAAATTTAATATCTTATTGGAAATGTGATACTGATGGGAGCTTTCCCGATTTGTATGGAGGCTATGACGGAACTATTGTCGATGCTTCTTATAGTATAGGGGGTAAAATTAATGGTTGTTATAAATTCGATAGTGATAATTCGGAATATGTAACAATAATAGGATTCCCGAATAAAGATATTTTTTCAATTTCTTTATGGTTCAAATTAAAAGAAACCTGGGATAGTGGAAGTTCAGGCATAATGAATATTATTTCAAAAGATGATGGAACAGATGGTTTTGCCTTACAATTTAATACTGCCGATAATGGCAAAATGAGATTTGCAACTAATCACGGAAATATCCAGACGGTTCAAGATTCTTGGACAGGTAGCCAATGGTATCATATTGTTGTTACTCAAACAGGGACTACTGGAGAGATTTGGGTAAATGGGGTATTGGATGTAACAGGTAACAATGGATATGCGGGATATGATAATATAGCCCTATATATCGGGAAAAGATATAATGGAAATTATTTTGACGGATATATTGATGAGATTGGATTCTGGGATGATGTATTGTCAAAAAAAGAAATCCAGCATATACATAATACACAAAAAGGTGCTATTGCATTGGGGGGTTGTAAGGTAAGTGGAAGTGTCTTTAGGGACTTTAAGACCAATTATAGGACAAGACAGCACAGTATCGACATAAATGACTTTGAAACAAGTGATGATGAACATTTTAATGACTGGGTAGGAAATAATATCCATATCGAAGATAACCCTCGATATTCCTCTAATGGTATGATAAAAGGAAGAAAAAGATATGGGCTTGAATTAGGTCAGACCCATATAAATATAAGAGACCTCTTCAGGGAAATAGCAATGGAAGAGGGTTTATCCCTGACTGTTGATGAAGGGGATTTAATCGAAACTGAAAGTGATGACAGTGATGACATTTCATTATCAGGTATCAAGGGAATATGGGATTGTAAATTTGTAAATGGATTTATAGTAATTACTTATTCCGATACCGGACATTTTTATATCAGGACTTATGACACTGATGGCGTTGTGAAGGATACGGTTACTTTTGAAAGCAGGGATTGGGACCATACAGGAGTCGGGGTTGATAATTTAGGCTATCTGATTTATCCAGACTATAATAACCAAAATTTTTATGTCCCGATTTACTATTGCAGTGATTACGATTTAGCGAATAAAGACGCCGTGTATGATTTGAGAATTTATAAGTATACGATTAATCCCACCACTGGAGCAATAACTCAGGTGTATATGAAAGATTTTAACGGTGAGTCTGATTTCCTTCACTATCAATCAGGGGATAGAGTGATTGGACAGAATCAATGGACAGACAGGGAACAATTCCATAGCACTACTGGAGACAGTATAAGATTTAGAACTATGCCAATGCGAATGAGGGAAATCAAATTATATGTTGATGAGGATTATACTTATTTCGTTCTCTCTGAAGATAATGCCAATCCTTCAGCGGGTTCTGGATACACTTATATAGTAGATTTGAATTTAGAGAATGCAGGGGGTAGTCCCTGGTATTTGAAGTTTGCAGTTGATTATACCCATCCTGCTCACGGCTGGGAAGTTGATTATGTGTTCAACGATTTTGGCAATAATGCAATTATAGGAGTGGTTCCTGAATATGTTTATAATACTGTAACCTATGTTAGGCATAGAGAATTTTATAGAGTTGATTTAGCGGTATTGGATTTAGACCATTACGATGGATATGATACTTGTTCGGAAGTAGCAGAGGACAAACACGAACAATTTACGCCTCCGGAACCTATCGTAGCCTGGAGGGAATCAATCAATTATATGTATACTGAAGACACAAGTCGGGAGCATTATTACTTTTTGCCATCACTTCCTTCTGGCGTTTTATATACGAATGGAGTGAGAAACAATTATATCCGGGAGACTCACGACTTTATGGACTTGGAATTTGATAGCTATCCAGTAGGTTGTCATTACGGGACATCTTGGGATAGCTTTAATGACATTGCACTCAGCTGGAGAGATGACGCATGGGAAGATCCCACCGTATTAAAGTGGAGGGAAAGGGAAAATTACGCATACAAGCGGTTATACCTTTACCAATATTATGCGTATGCCAATAGGAAAGACCAATTCATTGATGGGTTTGTATCTACAGGCTTTTTCTACGAACAGAGGGATGGGAGTATCCGTTTATTCAGACATAAGACTTCCCCTGATAGCATAGGTACTTTAACCAGTTGTGAACTTTTCTCGAATAAGCTCGAAGGATTCACAAAATTCGCAGATAAATACACTATCAAAATATTGGGAAGAAGTATGGAATATGGCTCGGGGCCCCGAGTTGATGAAATTCCAATTATCATAGGAAAATATGGGTGGATTTCACCTTCACAAGTTGATTATTACACGGATTGGGTTGATAAAATTAATGGAACGAAAGATGGTGTAATAGCCTATTTTGATTTAGGGAAGTTCTACGAAATCACAAGCACTTATCTTCCTGAGTTGGGGAAGAAATTTGTATTCACCGATAATTATAGATTGATTGAAGCCGAAGTCGACCTGTTGAATAGAACAGTCAAGTTAGTGGGGGTGAAGATATAATATGGATAAATTAATGTGGGGTTCGGCTCGACCACTCTTCAGAATTGGAACTAATCGGTATGTCTTGAATCAACCTGTGTCCGAGCACGGTATAAAATTCCCTAAGCAGATAGTCTTAAATGAATCGTGGAACGGGAAGTTATATGAGCATAATTTAGGGCATAGGGGGATTTTTACAGTTGGATATGACCTCCTCGATAGACCCTCCACGGAGGTTATGAAGGACATCCTGAATAGTAGCTCGGATATTTATATGCGACCACACTTCAATTTCTGGAAGGAATATTTGATACGGTGCGTGAATGGGTTTGAATTGGATAGATTCGGGAAGGCGAATCAACCTTATAAGGGAACTTTATCATTCGAAACAATTAACCTTGAATCCACGATACCCGCTGAAAGCTCGGGTTGTTTCTATTTAGGTGATAATGATTATTGGACTACGGGGGCTTTAACGGACAATCTGATTGGGGATGTATCTGTTGAATTTTGGGTTCGTTGGCAAGACCCTTATGGAGCAAAAAGAATAATGTATTTTACTGATATTGACCCTCCAAATGGAGTGAATTGGCAAATTGATACTGAAACTGGAGGCACACTTTCCTTTATAACGGGACCCCCTGCAGTAGGTCACCATATGGCAACGCCTGCAGGAACTTTTCTCCCAAACGAATGGTATCACATTGTTTGCAAAAGAATAAATACCGATGACAAATATATTATTGTAGATGGAGTTGAAAAAGCCTCGGGTTCTGATTTATTGGCAGCAAACAATCTTAACTCACTCAAAATTGGAGAGACTGTAACGGGTTTCGATGGACATATTCAAACTTGCAGAGCCTATGACCAGGACATAACAGCATATAATAATATTGCAATTGAGGCAATCCCCTCAACTTACATTTCAAATTTAAAAATCTGGATTGATTTTAGTAGTGGACTTGGAACTGACCTATCGGGAAATTCAAATGATATGACCTTAACAGGAAATTCAAACTTCAAAAAAGAGTCATTCCCCGATA